GATATGGCTGATAGACCTAATGCTGATACAAAATTTATATTTGATGCTATGTCTACACATCATGGTGGAAGTTTAACTTTTGGTCCAGATCCTTCCAATGCTATTCAAATGAATAATGCTTCTGCATATAATACTGTTGAATATAATGGAAGATATTATAATAATGTTAAGTCGTTATTAAATGCTTTTGTTAAAAATCCTATAACAAATGTAGATAAAACTATATATCATAATAATTTTAGAATTACATTTAGTAAAGATTCAAATAATAATTTTACTACTCAAATTGATACGTATGATAGTACAACAAATTCATTTGAGCTTACAGATAAATTTATAAGTGATAATTCTGAAGACTTTATTAATAATACACAACGTAGATTGAGCGTTATATCATCTATATTAGATTATAAAGATGCTTATAGATTAACTAAAGAACAATTAGATAATCTTACTAAGTTTAATGCTAATATGTCTACAGCTAATTTTAATTATTGATATTATGCCTATTGATTTTGATAAATTAGAAAGCATACAAAGAAAATCTACTTATGCTCCTAAAGATAAGTATAAAAGATCTTCTTTTAATCCTAATGCTTATAGTATAGATAATAAGTTATTACTCAATTTAAGAAAACATTCTGGAAATAGTCAAAATATAGTTCCCGGTAATGTTAATGCTTATATTGAAGCTAGAGCTAGAAATCAATCTACTTGGGATCGTATTGGTAACTCTCTTGTTCAAACTGTTGGAGAAATAATTGGTGGTACAATTGAAAGTGCAGGTTCTATACTTGCACTTCCCTCTAAACTCATAGATAGTGATGAAGCTTATACTCGTAATTTTTTAGAAAGACTAGGTAATTCCATTAATGAAGGTATTAGAGAAGCATTTCCTATTTATATGACTGAACAAGCTCAAACGGGTAATTTATTAGATCGCATGAAAGGTGGTGGTTATTGGGCTTCAATAGTTCCATCTATTTTAGGTAGTGCTGTTAGTATAATGCTTCCAGCTCGTGGAGCTTCGTTATTATTAGGTAAAGCTTTTAGAAGTGCTGTTAATCTAGGAAGTAAATCTAAATATGTTAAAGATTTATTTAAGTTGGGTACAAAACTACAAAAAGCTAAAGCTCTAAACAGAGCTAATAAAATAGCAGATATTTATGGTTCTGCTGTTATAGGACGTATTCTAGATTCATCTCGTGAAGCTTATGGTACTTATGAACAAGAACGTGAATGGTTTCTTAATAATTATAAGAACTATGTTGAACGTGATGAAAATGGTAATGCTATTCTTAAAGCTCCGGGATTAGAAGAAGTTCCTCTAAATGATACTAATATTGAAAGTATTGCTGATAGATATGCAGATAATGCAGCTTCTAAAGGTTATTGGAGATCTATGTCTAATATAGCTTATGACGTAGTTGAATGGATGAATATCTTAGGTACTGCTAAAACTCTTACTAAAGCTACTAGAGATAACATTCGTAAAGCTATGGCAACTGGTGATAAATTTGCTATAGTTCGTACATTAAATGCTATACCCAATGCTGATAAAGGTCAAATTCTTAGAGCTATTGGAGGTTTCGCTGGAGGTTCTCTTGCTGAAATGGCAGATGAAATGACTATGAGTATTGCGATGCAAGAAGGTACTCATGCAGCTCGTAAAGATTTTGGTTTACTTTCTGATACTGACGCTCTTACTGATTTTAGCATGAGAGTTAGTAGTTATCTTAAAGATCCTGATATTTGGACTGAAGGTATTGGAGGTCTTTTAGGTGGTGCTGGTATGCAAGCAATAATGCCATTTATTGAAACTAAGATCAATAAACGTGGTATTGAAAGAGAACATGAATATCTTAAAGGTATTGAACGTGCTACAGAAGCTATGCGTTCAGGTCTTGATGGTATTGTTGAATCTCTTGCAGAAGGTGATATTGTTGGTGCTAAACTGAAAGAACAAGAAGCTATTCTTAATCAAATTGCAGCTAATAGTCTTGATGGTTCACTTGAGTTCTATAAAGAGATGCTTAGAAATATGAGTGCTTCTCTTAAAGAAATTCAATCTGTTAAATATAGAAAAGATAGAGGTGAAGCTATTAGTGCCGAAGAACAAATTGCACTTGATAAAGGTGAATCTTTACTTGCAAATGCTGATTACTTTGAACAGACTCTTAATAAGATTGAAGCTGTTGAAGATATTTACAATAAACATTTCGATGCAGTCAATGGTACTACCGACAAAAATCTCTATGAATATCAACGTCGTATTGCTACTCTTGAAGCTCAAAAAAGACTTAATGAACTAGAACTCGAAGCTATTACAGCTAATCCTGCTGAATATCAAAAGCGTGCTGCTGAATCTAAAGAGTATCTTAGTAATTATGTTGATTCTAAATATACAGACGATAATATTCGTATAGCTAAGAAAGCTGATATAAATACTTATGCTGAAAATAATGCAACTCTTGAAGATGCTAAAGCTGCATTAAGTGTTTACGATAAAATGATTGCTAGTCTTAAGAAACAAATAAGTGAACTTGAAAATGCAATCACTAATGCTCCTAAAGATGCTACTGCTGAACAATTATTAGGTCTTAAAATAGCTCTTAAAGGTGCTAATAGTAAACTTGAATCTTACAATAAAACTCTTAGTGATATTAGTAATATTCGAGATACAGCGACTAAAAACATTGAAGCTCTTAATTTAAATAAAGATGATAAAGAGGCGGCTCAACAAGCTAGAACTCTTTTATCTAATCTTACTAATCCGGAAGAAGTTAAACGATTCTATGAAAATAGAAGAACTGCTATTGATGCTGAACTTGATTATTATCGTAATGGTAATGGATTTGAAGATATTAAAGATCAAATAAAATTATATGAAGATGAAATCAAAGCTTCTACTGATAAAGATCTAACTGATGAACTTAATACGTATCAAACTTCTGAAGCTTTACAAGCAGATGAATCAAAGTTCTCTGATTCAGACACAAGAAAAGCCGTATATAATGCCCGTCTTGCTAGACTGCAAAAACAAGAATCTGACACTAAAGCCGCTAATGCTCGTAGAGAAGCTGCACTCAAAGCAGAACAAGAACGTCAAGCGAGACAACAAGAAGAACGTGATGCGCTTGCAACAGAAGAAGATTCAAATGCTGCACCGATAGGTAGTGGTACATTCGGTAGATCTTATAGAGAATTTGAAGGTATTAAACCTTTATCCAATGAAGCTTCTAGTCTTTATAATGCACTTATGTCTGAATCTCAAGTTACAGATTCACCTCTTGCTAATGTTATTGAGAATAGACGTAAAAGCAAATCTCTTACTTCTAAAGATGCAATGCTTCTTGAAGAAATTAAAGAATTCAATGATGCTACTAATAGAGCTTTAGATAATTCATTTGATACTCTTACGACTACAAATCTTAAATGGATTGTTACTCGTATTGCTGCTAAATACTCTATATTCGATAATATATTCTTTGGTCGTAGATTCAATTGGATTGACGCTGTTACTAAAACAGAAGTTGAATATGCACCTAGCATAAATAACGGTGATCTTAGTGCTGAACTTAATAGTTATTTGTGGCATCTTAGTCGTTATACTGCTCAAGTTCTTGAACAAAGTGGTAGACCTCTGCCTAGTTTCTTAGCTGATGTTCACTTCGGTTTAAGTGAGACTACAAAGAGTGATATTAATGCTCTTACTAACAAAATTATGCAGGAAGCTAAGAGTATGCAAACTAAATTTGATATTATCAATAATACTATAGAAGATAATTTAGGTCGTAAGAATTCTAAATATGCTTTATATGTATCTATTGGTGGTGTTGAATATAGAGTGCTTAATACTCCAAATCCTCGTAAAGATGTTGGTATTGTTATTGAAGGTTTTGAGAATCAACTTAATCGTTATGTGCTTACTCCCGCTAATATGGCAACTCCTAACGATGATTATATTCTCATTGCTAGACAAACACAAAGCTCCGCTCCTGACCAGTCCTTGCCTCCTACCGGGGACTACAAAGCTCAACAGAGTTCCACTGATGAAACTATTACTCCTAAAACTGAGATTACAGAGACTGTTTCTAGTGCTAATGGTATTACTACTGAATTTGTAAGTGATAAAAGTTCTACTAATATCGATGATGCACCAATCGAGTTTGTAACGGCTTCAAATCAGCCCCTTATAGACTTCAAAATTGAGGGTATTGATACTAAATCCATGCTTGAATTTTTAACGTCTCTAATGAGCCAAGAGGGGGTAAATTTGGCACTATTCGACACGGATTTGATAAACGCCTTAGTGCTTATTCCGAAGCTGCTTAGAAACACTAAAATTGGTAGTAAGTATGCTTCTGATGCTTATATTAAAGCTCTAATGAATAAGTACTTTACAGACGCTAAACTTACTGGTGTTGAAACTAAGATTATTGAAACTGCTAAGAAAGTCGCAGCTGCTATTAGTATTAACATTGATGAAGGTGGAAATTCAATTCGACTGAATACTGCTGAAAATTGTCGTAATGCTATCAATGCTCTTGATAATCTTAAGAGTTTATATAAAGATGAATCTAAATGGTTATCAGATATGCAATCTCTTACAGATGCTCTGAATACTGTTTATGAATCTGATCTTGTTGCTAAGTTTGCACAAGTTCTTACTCAATCTAAAGATTATAATTCTAATGCTATTGCCATACGTCTTGATGAAACTCTTCATAACAAATTTGCTATGATTGCTCAAGACTTAGGTGGTATCTTTGTTGATAATTTTAATCTCTTTGGTACACTTGTTGCTTTTATTAGTGATAGAAGTGGTTTTAGAATTAATAAGATTAACTATTATGATCTTGTTAATGGTATGCGTGAATATCGTGGTGATAATTACAAAGAACTCATACCTGAAATCATGTCTATTATGAATATTACTAATTATCTTCATAATGAATTTAAGAATAGACGTGATTACTATAGTGCTAGATTTGCAGTAACTAAAGATGCTACTTATAAAGAGCTTTATAATAATTATAGTTTCTTTTATGATCTTATAGATGTTGCTCCTACTAATGGTTTACCTTTAACAGAAGCTCAAGTTCTTGATTTTATTAATCGTACACCTGAGATTAAAGGTAAAACATATCATGAAGGTCTAGATATTAACTTTAGTCCTAACGGTGCTCCTGAGAATATTCTAGGTAATAGTACTGCTACTAACTTAGGTATTTATGAGTTACTTGATGATATTAAAGAAGGTGATGAGGTTACTGTAATTCAAACTGATTTAGAAGAGAATCCTAATAGAGCTTCTTATGATGTTGTAATGAATCGTAATGGTAAAGAGTATAAATTAGGTTCTATTCCTAAACTCGAAACTATTACAAATGGTATAGCGTATACAATTCAAGGTGCGAATGGTGTGTATTATCCACGTAAATTTGCATTTACTGATGATATGGCTAAAACCTTTGCTGAATATCAAAGAGAGCTATTTAGATTCATGTATCATTACGATATTGCTTTTAATCCTCGTAATAATATATCTGCTAAAGATAGAGAGAACTCTGAACGTAACATTGATATTATCTTTGATCAGTTTAGAAAAGATCGCTTTAAGAAGCTAATGGATACACTTAAAGAACTTGTGTATTCTAATCTTACATCTAAGCAGATTAAAGATATTATGAATAGTCAGACAATGATTGGAGTTGTTGATTCTGAATATACAGGTGATACTGACGGTGAAATTTCTATTGATAATGTAGCTCTTTCATTTAATCAAATATATCAAATTTGTACTGATTTATTTCCTGCTTCTAGAATTAATCATTCAAATATGGATAGTATTATGAATGCTACGGCTATTACGAAACATTTCAATGACGCTGTTAATCGTCATGAAATGATCTTCCGTAATAATCAAGCTATTCGTAATGATATTCGCTTTACAGGTTCTAATACTTTTAGAATAAGTCATATTAGTGCTGGTAGAATACTAATTAATGATGAAGCTCGCAATGAAGATCATGAAACTAAACATGGATTACCTATTATGCATCATCGTAATTCTTTATTAGATTCTATTAAGCCTACTAAAGATGTTCTTGATTCTAAAGGTAAACCTAGAGTTCAAATACTAACTATTGATGAGAATGGTGTTGGTAGAGATCCTAAAACTGGTGGTATTGTTCAGAATATAGATAAGTTTGCAACACCTCATGTAGCTGATACTTTTATTGGTAATAGACGTCATGAAGTTGTTGTTATACCTCAAACTGATTCACTTAATACTGTATTCCCTATATATCCTAATACTATTATGGGTTCTATCACTGATGAAACAGAAGAAGCTCGTATTAGTAAATTAGGTAAATATACAAAATATATTGGTGATGCTATTAAAGAAATTCTTGCTCTTAATACTGGTAATATAACCGAAGCTAGACTTGATATTTCTAATAGACTTCAAAATATTATTATATGTAATGAACGTAGTAGTGCCGTTCAAGATGATATTTATTTTCAATCTGGTAACAATGGTGATGGTAGTAAACGTTATGTAATGCTCAAAGCTGTTCTTGGTGATGGTAAAGGTAAAGAAGCTTATCATAAGTTTATTCAAACTACTATTGATGGACGTGAAGCTGTTATTCATTATACTTCTAGTAATAAACTTGATGTTGCTAACTATAATGGTGCTTTAAATCATCCTAGTTATCCACATACTGTTTATTACTTAGATACTCCTGCTGATGTTCAAAAGTTTAATAATAAACTTAATAGTATAATTCCTAATCTAGTTCGTCAATTCGGTCTTAAAGATGGAATTGCTGTAGCTAAAGATTCTACTGGTAGTTCTTATACTACTGGATATACAGATCCAGTTACAGGCGAACGTTATGAAGATATATATGACTATTATATGGCAACTAATGCTAGATATTCAGATGTAGCTTCAGTTAAAGATAGATATGGAAATGTTATAAGTAATGTTACTATTGCCGGAAACGCTCCTATTAAGTTTTCTATTGCAACAAAAGCATTCGATACTGAAACTGATGTTCCTCAACGTTTTTATGATCCCGTTGAATTACTTAAAACAGTTCAAGATGCTGATCGCTATAAAGAAGATTGGTCTAGTATCTCTAAACTTGCTAATATACTTGAATATGAAGCTGGTATTAATCCAGTTTATATTAAGCATAATGTAAGTGAAGCTAAGATTAATATTGAAAGCGAAGGTTATACTGATCCTGTTAAGATTGCTGATGATGGTTTTTATCGTAATCAATTCAGGATTGATATTAATTACAATTATGATCATGCTAATCGTAAGGAACATCAAGGTTATTTAACTCGTACTTTAGCTCATGAGATGATTCATACTTATATTATGAAATTCTTTAATGCTACTCATCGAGATATTAATAACCCTGAATTACTTGCTAAACGTGAAGCTCTTATTGATTATAATAATAAAGAGTGGCAAGAGTGGTTTGCTGATTTTAATCAAGCTGTTATAAATACTCGTGCTGAACTTACAGGTAAAACTGATTTAAATGATCGTGAGAGATTCTTAAAGGATATGCTTAGTGATAAAGGTATTGCTAATAGATTTATTGAAATTATTAGTCAAGAAATCTCTAGTATATCTGAATCTATTGATACTAAACTTAAAGATCGTGCTAAAGGTACTAAGAATGTTATTAATGGTAAAGATGCTATCTCTGAAATTGTAACTTATTCTCTAACTGATCCTCGTATCTTTAGACTTCTCAATGAACTTCATTCTACTACTGAACGTGTTGAAGGTTCTGAGAATCTTGAAACTCCTACGTTTTGGGAGAAGTTTAAAAGAATTCTTCTTAATATATTTGAGAAGATCTTTGGTTTCAAAGATACTGAAGTTAAAACTGATTCTCTTATGGAACGTTTTAATGATGTTCTTAATAGAATCTATAATAAAGACTTTAGAGATATGGAACCTGATGGTATTACTTATGGCATTCGGACGAACTCTCCAGCCCCCGGTAGAGAAGGAGCTGTGGAAGGGAGCGGAACGTCTGCTACATCTACTGTTGAATCTACGACTACAGAAGTTCAAAATGCTGTTAATACAGCTGCGAATGGTGATGCAAATGCTACAGCTGAATCTCCTACGCAAACTACTCCTCGTCGTAGGGCTAGACTTGGTACTAGTTCCGATAGTAATATTAAAGCTTCTAAAGTATTAACATCTGAGGAAGCTTCTATATTATCTAATGCTCTTAGAGATTCTAAAGGTAGATTGCTAGCTCCTAATGGTAAACCTAGTAATCTTACTGAAGATCAATATGTTAAAGTTAGAACTAAAGCTTTTATAAATTGGTTTGGAGATTGGATTAATAATCCTAATGAAGCTTCTAAAGTTATTGATATTAACGGTGAACCTTTAGTTGTTTATCATGGTTCAGAAGAATCTTTTGATACTTTTGATATTACACATTTCGGTAAAACTGATAATGGTGATAGAGGTAGAGGTTTTTATTTTACTCCTAATCCTAATATAGCTAGCAGATATGGTTCAATTAAGGCTTTTTATTTAAATATTAAAGAGCCTTATACTGGTAATCAAGAGCATAATTTGAATAGAGGTAAATCTATTGAAGATTTAATTTCTGAAAATGCTAAATATGTTAATAAACGCATAGCTGAATCTGTTAAACATCTAAAAGCTCAAAGGTTTAATTCTAAAAGTAATTTATTTGAAAGATTAGGTCTTACAGATAATTCAACTGATGCTGAAATTGAATCTAAAGTTTCTAAATATTATAATAATATTAACGCTAGTAGTACAAGATTTGGAAATTTAAATACAGCTGATGGTTATATAATGAATCAGAATGATGTAGCAGATAGTTATGAAATAGTTGTTTTTAATGCAAATCAAATTGAACCTGCTACAGATAACAATGGTGATTTTAATAGTAATACTATGAATACTAAATATTTAAAAGTATTAGTGGATGTTGGTGCTAAATATTTATCAGATTCGAATGATAATTTGAATAAAAATAGTAACTTAGATGAAACTAATAAACGTATTTGTTAAACGTATAAAACTTCTATTATGGGTTTAGATTGTAATATTATCCCTCAGATTAAAGTTGGTGATAGCTATACTGATAGTAAGTGTTTTCAAGATTTATGGGATAGGGCTAAAAAGCTCTATCCTAATAATCCTATTAAAGCACGTGCTGTTGCTAAAGCTAATTATGAAGCTCTAAAATCTGCTTCTTTTGTATCCGAGTATGGAGATTGGGTTTTGCTTCGTGCCATCCAAAATGCAAGACTGACAGACGCCCAATTTGCCACTTTTCAGAGCGTCTATGGCAATAATATAGAACGCTTGACTAAAAGTATTACCGTACCATTAAACGAGCAGGGAGAGCCGGAAATAAGGTCATTTCATAAATACACTGCTGCTAAGAAAGCACAAGTTCTATATGATAATGATTATCCTTTTATTGCTGATAGTGAGCAAATGTATTTAAATCGTATCTTTGCTGCTATTGCTTTTAGACTTGAACCTCAATTCAAGAATCTTACTTATAAAGATTTTAAGAATGGTGTTACAATTCGTTCTTTAATTGCTACTGTATTACGTCAGTATGCTCAAAACGATAACCCTAATGTTGGTTATTTAGGATTTGCTGCTCAATATAATAATCGTCTTGATGAACTTGAAGCTGCTGGAGTTGCTGATGAAATTATAGATAACGATCCTCTTCTTATCAGTTATGAAAGTAAGATGAATAATCTTCTTAAACTTGCAGATCAACTTGATAATCTCGATGATCAAGGTATTTGGCAGAGTTTCATTAATTATTATAAAGCCGAATTTATGGCTGATATTAATGATTTCGATATTGAAGACTACATGACTATGGGAGAGATCAATGGTGCTTCTATGACTGATGAGCAAAATATCAATAAGTCTTGGAATAGGTCTCTTCAATTTAAAGTTGATCGTAAGAATACTGCTTCTTCTCGATTTAAACGTATGCTTACAGAAATGATTTATAATAATCAAAGTAATCTGTTTGCTACACTTGAAGATTCTCAATTTAATGGTACTGCTTCATATTATAATAAATATGGTTTAGCAATGCCATTTGATATTAATGTTCTTTGGAACTCTTTGATTGATGCTACTCGTTATGCAGCTAATAAAGAAGAGCTTATAAATAGTCTTAAAGTTACTTCTGAATCTGTTTATAATGGTCAGCTTCAACCTATTATTGATCAAATTGAGATTCTTCCAAATGATGATGCTAGTACTATTGAACGCAAAGAAATATTCTACAATATGTACATGGCATCTGTTGATATGGCTACAACTGTTGTTACTCAAAGTGAAACTATGAGTTACAATATGTCAGAAAATGATTATAATCTTGCTTATTCTGTTAAAGAGAGTAATCGTCAATCATTTGCTACTACTAATATTTACAATCAATATCGTAATATTCTTAGTGATAAATTTCAACATGTTGGTAGTCGTGCTGCTGTTCAGTATGATATCAATGCTATATATAAAATCGGTAAATCTATTACGGATAAAGTAAATACTTTACTGTATAAATCTAACAATGTTGGTATCAATTGGTCTCCTAATACTATATTTAATTATTTATCTATTAAATTTAGTGTTCCTTTTGATGTAATTAAAGCTTTATATCATGACGGAAATGATGATAATAAAGTTAATAAACTTGTATATCAGAAAATTGAGACTGAACTTGTTAATATTGACGATGTATTTGATAAGATTCTTAATCAAATTAAAGCTAATGTTACTGATAAACAAAGTGAAAAAGCTAAAGATCGTCAATCACGTAGAATAAAAAGATTGTTTTATGAAGGTTTCAAAGCAGGAGATGAAATTGATTCTGTTGTAGATGATATGCGTGGTCGTATTAATATTCTTGCAACTGTGGGTGGTTGTGATCCGGCTATTAAAGTTGATTTATCTTATATCAATGTTCAAGGTGAACAAGAATATACTCCTGAGTTCTATAATCATATTACGTCAATGCTTCAAGGTATTGTTAATCGTATCGGTGAAGTTAATGTAGAACTTATGAAATATCGTTTCAATGATTTCTTAAAATCTAAAGGTACTAAATATCATCCTCTTATTTGGAATCTTGGTAATGGTATAGGCGGTGATGGTAAGGGTTTCTTTAATTTTAGAAAAGATGAAAATGATAATGCTATACTTGACGAAAATGGTTATCGTATTCTTGATGCTGTAAATCCTGTTAATGTTGAAGCTGTTAAAGCTTTTCAATATGCTCGATTTAATGGTATGTCTAATCGTGATCAAGGTATTGGAATTCCTTATGTTGATATGCACGATTACATTTGGACACGTGATGTTATTCTTCGTCAATTCCAAGGTCGTTATTCATTACCTTCTGCTGATGCTTCTCGTATATATGAGTTTGTAACTGGAAATACTCTCACTGAACCTAATGCTACTAAAAGAAGTCTTCCGTTTAAATTTATAAATACTGATGGTACTTTCGTTAATTATCGAATAGCTCGTACTAACGATCTTGAATCTAATTATCTATTTCAACGTGTGAAAGATACTTTCCGTACTGAAATGGAAATGATGCTTGAAGCTAGACGTCTGTTATTTGATTATGATGCTAATACTCAAACTCTTTCTATTAAGAAAGAATATCTTAGACCAGAAGATGATGTTCGTCAAGAATTTAATTCTTTAGATTCAGATGAACGTAGTAGAATGATTAGTGATCATAATGGTGATGCAGAAGCTGCCTTTAGAGCTTTTTATGAAAGTCGTGCTTTTGATAAAGATATATTTGAAGGTCTTCAAGCTCCTATATTCTGGGATGGTAAAGCTCTTCTTAAAAATGGTAAGCCTACAGGTAATATCTTTAAGTTTGGTAATCTTAATTTTAGATATACTGATGCTAACGGTAATACTACTGTAAGAAGTATTATAGATTATATCGAAGACGCTTTTAATGAGCTTCATCCTAATGCCGCAAGTTCATTCGGTAAATTCGAACCATTCATGATTTGTGGTGAAGATTTCAATACTGCTTACGGCGATGTTATTGATAATGCTTATATGCGAATGTTTGTTGATAGAATCAATAGTCATCTTCAAGATGCTTTTGATTATCTAGCTCCTGTTAGAGATAATATTCAATCGACTCTTACATATAAGAATCAACTTAAAGCTCTTAATGAAACTCTTCCTGAAGATTATAAAAATGATCGTTATTGGGGTTATGTTGTTTCTAATCTTCTTTGTAATCATTATGTTGCTGATATAGCTATTCAAGAGATATTCACTGGTTATACTTTTGAATTTAAGAATGCTCTTGATTGGGCTAAGCGTGCATCTCAAGGTGTAAGACCGGGTTCCACTACTCGTTCTAATACTACATATACACAGATTGTTGTATCTGATGTTAATCTTAAAGACAATATGTTACAGAAGATGCTTGAACCATTTGCAAATGATAAAGCAACTTCTGATGAACTTAATAGACGCTTTGGTTCTAAGACTATTACAACTGCCGATGCTTTCAATGTTATTACACAAGATGAGTGTATTAGACGTTTCAAAGCTATGGGTGATTATGATAGTTTTACTTTACCTTCTGGTAGAACTTTAGCTGATATTGTTGCTGATGAGGATACACCTATTAGTCCTAGTGATTATGCACGTATTGTTGAACAGTTAAAGTATTACTTCTATAAACGTGGTAAGTCTACGCTTAATAATAGATTTAATACTGATATTGTGTTTTCGCATCAAGATAAGAATAGTACCCTTGTTATATTCAAACGTATGTACAAAGGTACTGGTTATGAAACTCTTTATGATTGGATGAAACAAGAAGGTATTGATTCTATTAACTTTGAATCTGGTCATAAAGTTGGTGGTATGCCTAAAGTTCAACTCTTTGATATATCTAGAGATATTGCAGTTGATTCTAAAGGTTTCCCTATTTTAGATGCAAATGGTAAATACACTTATACTAATGGTACAAAAGCTACTCTTAATATTCAGTATAATGAAGCTACCAAACGTCTTGAATTAAAAGGTTATCCTAAAGGTGTTGAAGATTTTAAACACATTCTTAGTCATAGTAACCTCTATATTCAACAACAAGTTCCTTCGCATCTTATGGATGAAGAGAATAAGATTGGTACTCAGCTTCAAAAGCGTATTCTTGATAACCTTGTATTTAATGGAGATTATACTATAGGTAGTACTGTTCGTAAAGGTAAAACTGGAGATTATTCTTATGATGGTTCAGGAGCTTTTGAGTATTATCAGATGTTACTTTCTGCTAATGCAAATGATGAGATGTATCGTTTGTTGGCTGATTGGGGTGCTATTACTAATGACGGTAATATTAAATATACTTCAATTGAAACTGACGGTGGTCTCAGAAATGTTATCAGTGTTGATCTTGATTTAGTTCTTGCAGATCTTCGTAGATATTTTAATGAAACTGAAATTGATAGAAATTTCATAAAAGCTACTGTTGTTGTTAATGGTAAACCTTTTATACCTTTTTATCATCCTACGATTAAGAGTCGTATTGAATCAGTTCTATTAGCTCGTATTACACGTCGTGTTACTAATCTTAAACTTAAAGGTGCTCACGTTACTATTCAACCTGATACTTTCTTACAACCCGCTGCTGTTACGTTGGACAAAAAAGGGATTGTTAAAGGGACCCAAGCTAATGTTCAACGTATGTATCTTGAAGGTCAAATTAAGTTCTCTGATGATTATTGGCAATCTCGGGCTGAACTTAATGAAGATGGTACGATTAAAAGAGATGCTAACGGTACGCCTATAATTAAAAAAAATGCTGACTTTAAACTTCAAAGTGAATATTGGGAAACTAAAGCTGATGGTACTAAAGTCTTTCATCCTGCTGAGATTATACTTAATAATTGGGATTCTCGATTTAAATTAGATGCTAATGGTAATCTTGATTTGAATAGTGTTCCAGAGAATCTTAGAACGATGTTTGGTATTCGTATTCCTACTGAGGGTCATCAATCTATGTTCGTTGCTAAAGTTGTAGGAGTTCTGAATAATGGTGCTAGTCAAGCTATAGTTCCTGAACATCTTGTTACTCGTACTGGTTGGGACTACGATATTGATAGTATCTACTTATCTATGAAAGAATTTGACGTTATTGATGGGCAATATGTTGAATATACTAAAAATGATAGTGATACTTATAAACGTCAATCTTTGGAATACGTTTCTGATGTTTACTTTAGTAAAACTAAAGATGCACTTAAAAATGCATATCTGAAAGAAAAGATTCCATTAGTTAATGAACTTGCAGATATTAATGCTAAAATCAATGCACAAGCTAGTATTGATAATTCTGTTATAAGACGCTTAAAGCAAGAATATAAGAATCTACAGCAACAACGCTTCTATTCAAAGAACGTATCCGAGCGTAATGCGCTTGCTAAAGCTATGGAATTAAAGTCTGCCGAGATTGAAGCTTATAATGCTGCAAATATGAATCCGGCTATATCTGATGCAGAACTTAAAGCATTATATGATACTAAAGCTAGTATTTACTCTAAACTTAAAAAAGCTAAGAGTGATTATGATGCTAAATACGAGAAATTCATTAAAGAAACTGTTACTCCAAAATGGAATAGTCTTAATGAATATCGTCGTATGCCTAGAGCTGCTAAGGATAATGCTATAATTGATACTTGGATTGGTATTCACTCTGATATTAAGAATACTCTTAATAAAGAGAAACCCAATGAGTTTGATCATAGTAAAGCTGCTGCTGCTTATATAAATAGAATTGCTGGTTATGATAACTCTATGATGAATCAGCATTTTCTTATTGATCAGATTAAGATTCGTAATATTAATAATAATATTGCAGTTCTTAAAGGTCAATCCATTGCAGCGGATAATGCTCTATCTATAATGGGATTTACACAGACTATGTTGTCTGATGAATTTGCTATTCCTATTAGACTTAATTTCAGTGATATTAAAGGTTATAATGAAGATATTCCTAATAAAGCTGAATGGGCTAGAAAGCAGATTCTTAAATGTTTTAAAGATGAAAGATTATCTAATGGTGAACACAGTGTTCAAGTAGATGTAGCTTCTAATAGCGTTACAGTTTGGTGTCGTTCTCTTTATAATAATGATTATGGTACTTGGACTGATATAAATGGTGAGCCTATATCTGCACAGCGTTCTGAATTAACATCTCATATTCTTGATGCTGTTAAAGATAATCTTTGGTTTAATATGAATACATATACTATTGGTAATACCGCTTTACTTGCTTCATTCCCTATAAGTTGGAATGCTAATCTTAAAGCTAGCAATGCTAAAGTTGAAGGTACTAATAGATATATCTATTCTGCTCTTATTGAATCTCAGCAAATCATTACTGATTTTGTTACGAATATTTCAATTAAGTCTATTGAAAACTCTAATAACTTTACTAATGTTAGTTTCCATAATGTACGCAGTGATTATATGATTGACGCTGTTGCTACTATGAGTAAACTTCTTGCTGATAAAGGTAATAGTCTTAAAGCTTTTGCTAAGAGTTATTTTGAAACTACACAAGATAATGTAGGTCTTAAAGATGTTATTACTAAACTTAGTAAATATCTTGCACAAGAAGATCTTAGTAATATGGCGATTGCGAAAGCTCACGAACATGGTCATACAATAAACATGAAACAAACTCATGCTATGGCTAGATTTATTGAAGCTCTTGCAAATGAAGTTGGTGTTACTGCATACGAAGTAGATAGTAAGATTCAGAATAAAGCTAAAACTATTACTGAACTTGATTCTCTATTTAAAGAAGGTCAAAACTATAAACATACAGTTGAAGATTTTGAAGCTTATGCTAATTATCTTAATCGACAACTTGAAGTTTTAGATTACTATATGTACGTTGATAAAGCTGTAAATGCTATGAAACGTGCACAAGGATGTCTTATTACTGAAAAGAAAGGTGCTGGTCCTAAGACTTCTGAAAGTAATAAGCTCTTTGAATCTATTGCAATGCTTGAGCATAATGTTAATACTCTTATTCAGAATGCTAAAGATGCAGGTATTCCTGAAAGTATGCGCAATGAATTACTCTATAAATACTATAGTGTAAATGCAATTACTGATAAAGGTGAAGTCATTGATAATTGGTTGCTTAAAGCTAATGATTATCTTCTTGAAAATAAGGATTCTGATGGTAAAGTAATTCAGCTTGATAAACCTAAATCTCCTTTTAGAATTGGTGATAAATCAATGATTGAAGCTATATTTCCGTCAGTTATTAATACTAATTGGGAAATTGAAGATAGTGCTTATCCTATTCTTCAACAACAATTGTATTCTACTAATGAGATCTCTGTTAATATGTTTCATGATCTCTTCATTAGTGAGAATCCTGCTTTCAAAGATAAGATTAATTATTGTATGGCTAAGCTTAAACAGATTAATAATCCTGAACTTAGAGAAGCTCTGGTTAATTATGCTATTATTGATAAAGTTAGACAAATGCCTTTCTTTAATGATGACAGTAAAAGTCCGGAAACACTTCTTGCTGAACGTGCTAAGTTATTAGGATGTGTTAATATTGTTAAAGACGAACAAACTAATGAATTTAAATTCAAAGGTGCTGTTGATTTAGCTCTTACTAATGTCAATCTTAAAAATTGGTACAATGAACTTGAAAGTAGAAATTATACTCATGATGAAAAAATAGCTATGTTTAAAGAATTACCTGTTGGTATTCAATTAGCTATGGTTAAGAATACACTTACTGATGGTAGATATGTTGTTGTAAATGGTCAATATGTTACTAAAGGTAATCTTAGACTTAATCCTAATCATATTCTTTCATTGCTTTCTCCTAATACTATGGAGAGTACAATTGTAAGAACTGGATATATTTCTATTTCAACTAAGGAAAGTGATGATGTTGATTTTACTAGAGATACATTCTTTCAGCTTATTAATAGTCCTGATGAGTATTGTCGTATTCTTGGTGAGAACTTAGTTAAATACGCATTCTGGGTTAATAAACTTGATTTTGGTCGTAATCTTTCTAAGTATATTCCTATTGATCTTTATGGTAAATTCAAGACTAAAGACGGTAATTATGTAAGTGCTTATAAGACTTCATGGGGAGATCAATTTGATTCTATTAATTTTGAATCTATTGACGGTACTAGCGATAGAGATATTAGATTAGCTATGAGAGAACAAGGTATTACTGATGGTGGTAGTAACTTCCGTTCAGAAAATGCTGCTCTTTATAACTATGCTGAAGCTCTTTATTCTAGTCAAGCAAATGAAGATAATATTCTTCTTAGAACTAACGAAGAACTTGATGTTTTTATCGAAGCTTTTGTTCGTGCTAATTCTGAGAATACTCGTATCGTTAAATATATGAAACCTGAATATATTTATGATACTAATGGTAAGAAGAGTAAAGTTAAAGATCAAACTCCTACTTTTACTAAGATTACTAAGAGTAATTTTTCTAGAGCTGTATTTGATCTTAAAGGTGCAGTAGCTAATGAATGGCATAAAGATGTTGATCTTGAAACTCGTAAGTATATAGAAGATGCTCTTAATAGTGTTATTAAAAATGCTATTGGTATTAAACATAATGATATTTGGAACATCGTTGGTCAAATGATCTTTGAACCTACTAGATATGTAAATAATTCTAGTTATGCTGATGATATATATCTTAAGACTCGTGAAAAGGTAATTGATAAAGAACTTACTGGTCTTAAAAAGACTTACAAAGCTCAATTACCTGAAGGTATGCTTTATAAGCGTTTTGATATTAATGATTGTACGTTCTATTATCCTATCAATAAAACATTTAAATCTGAATATCTTACTACAGCTAATGATTATTATAAATATAACATTGAAGCTCAAGAAATATACGAGAAACTTGCTACTATTTTGAGTAAATTCTATCGTAGATTTAATTCATCTGTTACTAATGTAGAAACTCATAACAGTCTTACATCAGCTATAGACGCTGCTACAAGTAACGCTGATTATACAATTTATATTGGTAATGAATCTGATACATATAGAGGTCTTATTGATACTTCTGCTATTACTACTATCCCATTGCAGGCTGCTATCAATAATACTTTCGATACCGATATACTGCCCTCAGAAATCCAAAATTTGGCACTTGTCGGCAACGGAGAGACGCTTTCTCAATTGAAACGATTAACAATACAAGGACAACTTTTTAAGGGCTTAGACAGGCTTATTCAAAGGCTAAATCCGGCTAATGTTAGTGCAATTCAAGCTGATGGTATCAATGATATTATAGTTGATTACATTGGTATTAAAAAAGATCTTAATACCACTGTTCATACTATTAATAGCTCAACTCCTAAGTTCTCTAAAGTCTTAGATACAGAATTCATAGCTGATGATAATACTGGAATTAGTATGTCAAACCTTGAATTTATTAATACTCTTTATGAAGTTGAAAAGACTGCTATCGGTAATACTAAACTTCTTAGAGATGAAATGAATCTCATGGGTGAACTCAATACTAATCTTGATAAGCTTGATGCTAAAGCTCAAAGTGAAATTGCTAGACTTGGTAGAGATATGAATAGTCTTCCTAATTATGTTGAAACATTCAAGTATAATGCTAATATACTAGAGAATGTTAAAGATATGATTAAAGCTATTCAAATGCCAATGGATACTGATACTATATTTAAGCTTTGGACTAAAGGTACTGTTGCTGATCGTAAACAATGGGTTACTGATCTGAATAAACTCAGTAGTCTTATAAAGTCTCAAGCTTATATTGAAGATCTAAATCCTATTGACGAAGCTAGTTTTGAAAATGCTTCTCAAAATACTAAAGATAGTGTTGCAGAATTTAATGAAGCTCTTCTTAATCTTAAAGGTTTATATGCTGAGATTATGTCTCTTAAACGTAAAGTTGTTGATGCTTCTAAGATTTACTTTGGTTTCTTAATCAATCAAAGAAGTCATAATCCTGCTTTCAATACTAAGTTTAAGTATATTCAAGATAAGCTTGTTGAAAACGGTTTTAATGCTGATGAAATTGGCGTTTATACTATAAATGAAAGAGATATTCAAGAGAATATTCGTCGTATGCTCGGTGATAATCTTGATTTATCTACTGTTATTAAATGGTTAGATTCTGCTGCTCAAAGTGGTATTCCAATCATTGATACAGTTCTTTCTCAATATGAGTTCCATACTCTTAATGCTACTGAATTTGCTTTCAATAATAATAAGCGTACATTCGCATTATTTAAGAAGTATGATAGATTCTATAAAGAAAAGTCTAATGGTAAACCTGATATGACTTTTTCTCAATCTCGTTCTAATGACTTTAGAGCTAGATTCATTAATGAAGCTAATTGTCAACTTGTTACACCGTTTGATATGACTAAAGCCAACTATGATTATCAAATTGGTAAAGCTCGTGAATACGATGATTATATTAAGAGAAGATCTGAGTTAGAACCTCTATTAGAATCTGACGATTTTGCTACAGTTAAGAAAGCTCAAGATGCTCTTGCTAAACTTGAGAAAGAACATAAGAAAAGAGTTCATGCTGTAGGTAAAACTATATACTCTACTATGAATGTTTCAATGCCTGCTAAAATTATTAAAGGTAGACTTGAACTTGATCTTGAAGATGTATATAATAATCCTAAGAAGTATTTTCCTAATCTTAGTGCCGAAGAAGCATACTATTATACTAAGCTAATTGAACGTGTCTATAAATCTAAGATTCGTAAGAAATTTGCTGAAGCTAATAATATTGAACTTAGTGTTAGAGGTCAAACTACTAATCGAGTTCTTCTTCAAGTTCAAACTGCAAAAGCTGATTATAGAGACGCTAAGTTTAGTAAACTTACTCATTCTGATATTGATATGATAGTTGAAATGCAAGAGATGTTTGCAGAACTTAATGATGTTGCAATGCCTAACACTGTTAGATCTGCTAGTTTCTTCCCGACTTTCATATCTGCTAATCATGTGAATGCTCTTAAACAACTTGCTGGTTATCACGAATTACAAGAAGATGATTATAAAAATACACTTAGTGGAGAGACTCAATACTATCTTAAAGCTACCGCACTTAATCATCCAGAAGTTATAGGTCGTATTAAGTATGATCTCTACGCTATTACAAATAAAGAAGCTTATGATGCTCTAATTGAAAAAGCTAATAAAATAGCTAAACATAGAGGCTATTATAAACCTATTACTTCTATTGCAGATATTATCGAATATAATAAAGAGTTATCTGATAAACAATTAGGTGATGTTAGAGATCGTATGAACTTTGACCCTATGAATGTTACTCTTAATTATATTAATCAGCTTAAACGTATTAAAGTTAATCGTGACTTTGAGCCTGAACTCAATCTTCTGCAAACTATTCTTGCTATGCCTGAGTTCCAAGCTCGTGAATATGGTGTTAAGAGTAAGAATGTTATTAATAAGATTCTATCTCTTTATACTCATAAAACTGAAGTTGTTTCTCATAAAGGTAAAGAAACAGAAGCTTTTAATAGATTTAAGAAATTCTATGATGCTTTTGAAGGTAAGAATCGTATTAATACATTAACTGATCAACTTCTTAATATACTTCATACAGTTAATAGTGAATCTCTTATGTGGATGAACTTAACTGCTGCTTTAAAAAATATTGGTACAGGTCATATCAATATTGTAAGCGAAGCAACTGGTGGTGAATTTACTACTAAAGCTACACTTCTTAAAGCTCATGAAATGTATGTTAAAGCTCTTCCATCATTATGGGCATCACTTGGTGAATATACTTGTAATAATCTTGATGCAGCTTTAATGAAGTTAGCTGGTAATATTTTTGAAGATCACATTGAAGCTGGAGTAGATACTAAGACTAATATTGTTTCTCTTGGTATGTCTAAATGGGATAATGTGATGTTTGCTCCTAATACTATTGGTGAGCATTATTTGCAATTCGCTACTTTTTTGTCAGCTATGCAAACTCATCGCATTGTTGCAGGTACTATTATGAATTATGATCAATTCGTATTCTCACTTAGAGAACGTCTCTTTAGAGATATGGTTGATGCTGAAACTTATACTAAGTATAAAGCATATAAAGATAAACAAGAATCTGTTAAAGGCAATAACGTTGAATTTATAGATTATCTTTCTCGATTTATTGCTTATCGTGCTAATAACTTTACTAACGAATGGAAATCTAATTACGCTAAGGCTTATAAAGAAGGTCTTAAGAATGCTAGAGTTGAGTTTGAAAAGAATCAAGTTATATATGATGCTTTTGAACTTAAAGATGGTATCGCTTCAATTAAAGCTGAAAGTAATATAACTCTTGAAGATTTTGCTAAATTCTTAGGTAAAGTTAAAGGTGTTAATCATAGTCTTCATGGTATTTATAATACTTTTGATAAATCTATGTTATCTGGTAAGATGTGGGGAGAGGCTATTCTTCAATTCCGTAAATGGCTTCGTCCTAACTTTATTAGATATTGGGGTAAACGTGTAGGTAAAATTGTATTTGATGAACGTCTTGAATCTTATAGAAGTGGTGCTTACATGGATATGATAAATTTTCTATTATCTAATGGCAAAAGTGCTTATAGAGAAACTATTGATAAAGCTATAGAAAATGACGAAGATATTGATTTTGCTACTAAAGCTAAAGCTATATTCAATGGGTTCTGCGGTTTATTATATTGGTTCAAAGATATAAACTTTAGATATAATACTCTACCTCAAGCTCAAAAGGCTAATATAAAAAGAGCCATGTTTAATTTTACAACTCTTGTTGGTTTATCTCTTGTAGCTGCTAGTCTATATGCTGCAAAAGATGATGACGATGAACTTGATGAAAATCGATTCTTTGCTCTTGCTTGTTATACTATTTATGGTATTCAAACTGAACTTTATGAAACTTCACCTTGGGGTCTTTATTCATTCTATAAACGTACTATGGAGGCACCTATACCTTTTGAAACAAGTATGTCTAATGTTCTTAATCTTGTTTATTGGACACTTATTGCTCCAATGATTGTAGATGATGAAGAAATGCTTTATGATAGAGGTACATATAAAGATGAAGATAAACGTTGGATTGCATTTAAGAAAACTATTCCGTTATTCAATCAATACAATAAGATGTTCTATTTACCAAAGAACAATACATACTATATGCAACAGAACCCAATATTACAGATGATAGTTGAACTAAATAAGTAAGGACTTCTGTTGGACTTAAAAAAAATGAGAGAGGGCTTTCAGATAATACTGTCAGTCCTCTCTCTTCTTGTATCTATACTACTCATACTCCTGCTCGTGTCATTGCGAACGCTCCGCCCCGTACCACATCTATCCCTCTACCGGGGTCTGCAATGCTCCACAATGCCATTTTTGCCACCTGCGGGCTTCATATATTGATTATCTATTGGCAGACGATAATTAGTTCATATCACAAAAGAAAGTGTCTCTATGAGCCTCTATTGAAGTCGTTTTAACCATACGGCTATGATGATTTGTACTAACGTTAATACGACTAGCATTAGAAACGCTAAGAGTAGTTTTCCAAACCCCAGTAGGGAACATGGTGTGGTCAGGAGCGGAACTAAGCATAGCACTTGTAACAGCACTATGCTTAGAAGTATTAATAATATCCCTCACTTTCACCACATTCGCTCAGTCCACCAAAGCTAACTTTATTCACATTAACAATGAAAGGTAGAATTTTCTTAATTTGAGTAGAAGTAACAACAAAACTATTGTTAGTACCCGGATGCCTCATAACATACTTAATACTACCAATATAAAGATTAGGAGATAGACGCTTATGCTTTTGCTTTTCAGTAGCGGTCATAGTAGCGAATCTATACACTTTATGCAAAACAGACCAATTACCAGTAAATTCTTGAATAAGAGTTCCATTTGCATCACGAGTAATCACATTCCCATCAACTTCAATATAACACGTATGTGTTTTAGTTTCTTCCATTATGCAGCTCTTAGTGCCGTTAAGGCAAGATCATAAGCCTTTTGATTTAGCTTATAAGCACCTTTTTTAGTAAGAGCTTCAAAGCGATCTTCAGAAGACTTATAATCAACAACATTATTCAGATAACAACTCACACCATTATAAAGCCAAAGCACAGTACCACGATGTAACTCTTGACCAACACCATTCTCAATAGTATCAAGAACAGCTTTGACTTTATTTTGAGTTTTAGTAGAAATAATATCCTTATCAGCAGCAAAGATATTAGTTCTAAGCTTCATGTGCTCTTGTTGTTCATCATTAAGAAACAGATTATACACAAAGCCAGTCATATTATTAGATTTAATATTAATGGCTTTAAGAGCTTGCATAGATTCTTGCATAGCTTCATGATAGATATGCGTAGCACGAATACTATTCACAGCACTCATAATAGCGTTGTGAACATTCTTTGTATGTTTAAAAGAAAACTGTTGTGTTGCATTTTTAATAGCTTGATTAAGCATATTATTACAAATAACACGAATATTTGTAACAGCACACGTGATTAATCCAGAACCATCATGACTATTGGTAAATAAGAGATACTTATCAATAAGATCTTTATTATCAATAGTGATAGCATCAGGGAATTTTGCAGTTACAAGCATACTTGCGCCATTCTTATAGCAACCGGCAGTTTCAATACGAACACTCTTATCGTAATCACATATTTGATTAATAAAATCAAGAGCTACAGAGTTCTGTACAATTTCGTACTTAGAACCAACAGCACCAAATATATGATTTGTATCTTCTCTATAAGTAGCAAAACTGTTAGGAACTTTATATAACAGAAAGCTACCTGGATTAGCAGGATCTTCAAGACGAACACGAGTCTCTTTAATACCTACTTTATAATCAAGATTTGCTTCTTTAATAGCATCCTCCATACTCAAATCATTGATAGGTTTACCCATTTCATTAAATACGAGAGGACGTCTTTGATAATTTACAAAAGGCATAATATACTTTGTTTTAATAGAAGTTTATTTCTTAATTGTAACAATATCCTTTTCTTGAAGCGTCCAAGCATCAAGACCTTCAGGAGATTGATTCAATGTTTCTTTAAGATTAGTACTATTAACATAGAATTTGAAATCACCTTCTTCAAAAACAATTCCATGTTCAGCGAGAATAGCTTTAATCTTATTGGCTTTATCAAGATTTAAACCTTTATCAAGTTTAACATCAATAAAACCTTTAATTGCATCAATGTTCGCAGGTACTGTATCAACAGATGGATTTTCAAAGTATTGATACATTTGATTAAGAAAGCTATTAAACATTTCCGTATCTGTAACAACTTCCTGACCTTTACGAACACTAATAGTAATATTCGGATATTTAAGAGACATACTACCATTAGGCTCTTTAATACCAGTTTCAGTATTCTTCTTTAATACCGGTTCACCGTACTTATAAGCACATTCCGCCATAACATCTTTAAGACGTTTAATCTTTTTCTCAGTACGTTTAACACGATCATCAAGAGCTTGCTTGTATTGTTTAAGTAATGCTATATCAGTGTTATAACGATCTATAACAAAAGCATAAGCATAAAGTTTCTCACCGAGTTCCTCTTCACTAATCGCAAGTTCCTCAGCGCCACTTTCTCCTATATCTCCACCATTCTCGGCAGCATATTCTAATATCCTATCAATATTAGCTTGTATTTCAAACAGATTCATCGAAATTCAATTCAGTTTGGTAATGACTATAATCTTCAATCTCTTTAAAACGAACCATTGTATCCTTAACTAATAAAGTATTAGTAGGAACACTAGCCCAACCTGCAACAAAAGGTCTATGAATAAGACTCATACCTTCAGTTAGAGTATCATAATAACTTACAGGTAAATCTAAATTACTTTGTTCAAATACAGTAGTAGGTTTACCGTAATATTTAATATAAATATCAAGAGGTATAAATGCTGGTAATCTATTCACCTGCACTTTCACTTTCTCTACCATGATCTGAATCAATAATAGCTTTTTAAGAAGTTCTAATTACATCAAGATGATCTTTACATTGTTTCATTATAATATGCATATTAGGATGAGATTTACCAAATTTATCATATAAACGTTTATCAATTATATTATCCCAATCTTCATTAAATCCTGTATAATAGATTTCACTTTTAATACCTAAAGGTAAATATTCACGAGCATCTTGTGCAGGTAATTTAAGAACATCTTTAGCTTCATAATATGAAAGTTCATTAATAATACAAGTTTTAATATAATGATAAACTTTTTTATAATTAATATCTAAAGCACCTTCATATAAAACATAAGCTCTAGAATAATAAGCTTGAAGTTTATTAATTTTACTTAAAGAATCATCTACTTCTTGAATAAGTCTAATAAAATTATTAATAGCATTATCAAAAACATTAGAATTAACCCAATGAGGTAAACAAAATGTAACACCATTAAATTTAGAATCATTAGAATAATCACACCAACGAGTTGATTCAACGGCACAAGATTGAATACGTTCACGTACAAGTTCATCAACTATACTTCTAAGAGTAGTTATATATGCACTCATACGAGCGAAAGGATGATCGAATTTTGGAACAAACCAAGCAACACCATGAGCTTTCCAAATCTCATCACCTTCCATAGTAGAAGTCTGAATAAGAGCTTTAGCTAATTCAGGACTTTCATTATATACAACACGAAGATTAGTGTAGATATAATAGAAATTAGAATTAGGTCTTGCATCTTTAATATCAGCAACAAAACGAGAAAAAGCAGAATGTCTAATGTTTATCATTTCAATACTCATCATATCATGATACCCACAAACATAAATAGGACAATGCTCAAGAATCGAAGTATGACCTTTATCAATAAGCATCAGAAGAAACTTAACGTAACTTCCGGGTGCAGTCTTACCTTCAGATTTATAACAAAGACGACCAGCAAATTCAGCTAATTGTAAGCCACCTTTAAGATTATGAGCTGTATGAATAACACTAACAGGTCTAACAAATTTCATCACATATCGAGTTTAGTTTGTCCACCATTTTCAACTTTAGTATGATATAGATCTAATAGAATAGATTTAAGATGATCTGCAATATTAAATCTAATACCACCATTACCATTAGATAGACCGAGAATACTTACATCTTGACCATTAATCTTTTCATGATAATTTAAAGCTGCATCAATAATACTTTCATTATCAATAGGCAAACAAGTATTAATTGAATCAGTCTTAACAGTACATCTACCACCAAGACGATGAATCTCATCTGCAAGATACCAAACAGCCTTATTTAGATCTTCAACTTGTTTATCAATAAGCTTACGATCTTTGTCTTCTTTAAGACCAGCTCTCCATAGATATTTAATAGCATTACCTATATTAAAATTTCTATGACGAGTGATATCAATACATTCAATACCACTAGGATCAGAAGTATAATGCTTAGGATGATTTACTTGATCATTTTTATTTTTAGATGCCATATTGATCAATAAAGCAATTTATTTTAAACACTACGAGCTTATCAATATCGTCTTCTTTAATATTATATTTACACATGATACGCTCAATAACAATTCTAACATCAGCAATTTCTTCCATAAGACTTTTAAGATGTTTATTATTATGATATCTATTAATCTTAGAAACAGCTTTAATAAGTTCAGATAGCTCTTCAATAACTACTATATCGTGAGGATCAATTGCACAAGCTTTATTAAACATAGCAATTCTTTCACTGGGTAATACAGTACCTTTAACAGTATCTATAATAGCACTTACATTTTCAGGTGTCATATATTTTCCCATTCAGTTAGAGCATCATCACTCTTAGTTTCCCAATCATCAGCAAAAATCTCATTACCAGTAGGTGTATAATAAGTAATATTACCATTATCAAACTTACAAATTTGATTCTGATAACTAAGACTAGTAATACCAGCTTCTGTAATCTCACGTTTAACAACTTCCGGAAGACTTTGCATTTTAGGAATAGTTTCTTCATTTATATCAGCAGGAACTTGTGCAAATATAAATACATCATCATCCCAATTAGCACGTCTTGCAATATAAGAACGAGTCTTAACACGTTCAATAGCTTCTCCAAAATTCATAATAACAATTTTAAATTAAACAAAAATAGCCGCTAGTCAATTAAGACCAGCGGCTTCAACAGCGTGCTTCACAGCATAGGCTATAATTGAATAAAAAATCAACCCATATTATCTTTTAAATACGTATTTCAACCAACTACCCCACTTACGATTAATAAGACTACCTTTAATATTCAAAGGTTTAAACTCAAGATACTTAATATTATCAATATTTTTGATAACATCATTAATGTCATAGTAAGTACAAATAGGAATACTATCTTGTATAATAGTATAAGCTTTACCATTTTTGTAATGTACAATAACATTATAAGAATCTACATTAGTCTCATTTGCTCTAGCTTCACGCTCGAAACAAAGTTCACGATAAGCCTTACCTTCAGTGAAGAGTTTAAAGAACCATTCAATGACGTACCATACATAAAAGAATATACCTAAGAGGTCATTCTGTTGTTTAGTATGAGAACGTTCATGTTGAATAAGTTTAAAATATCTATTAGGATACCCAATCATTAATGTAAGCCTAGATTTATCTTTATCTTTAAGATAAAGTCTAGCAAACATATTAATAGCAACAAACTTACCAAAAGGAAAATGTTTAGTAATAACAACTTTCATATCTTAATCCTCTGAAAAGTTATAATTTATAATAGCTTCCCAATCATCTTTAGGCATACAACCTTTATAATCAGGAACTCTAGCTTCCATAAACTCATCAAGCTTCATAGAAATAACGGTACAAATACCAAAATCCATGAGACGTTTACGTTGATTCATACAACAAAACAAATTAGCTTGATCAAGTGGAATACCAATGCTAACAAGTGCTGCTATAAAATATCTACGAAATATTTCTTTAGTAACACTACTAACAGCATCCATAGCTAAGCCTTTTTATAAATATGACTTTCTGCAATAGCTTTAAGACGATTAGAAAGTTGTTCCATATTAACTTCAATCGTCTTAGCGGCTGAATGATAAGTTGTAATAGTTAATGCTCCAATAAACTCAGGAAACATCAAAATATTAAACTTAGCTTTATAAGTATTACCAGCTTCATTCTGAGCAATCCATGCTTTAGGATTAGCATAGAAACTAAACGTATCAAGTGTTCTAACTTTAGAATTTAGATACAAAGGATTAAGTTTAGAGAAGAATGAAAGAATATGATTATTTGTAGGAGCTTCTGTAGCTGGGATAACACTATCTTTAATCCAAGCTTCAAAATCTTCAACAGTATCAAATATAAGTCTTGCAGAACATTTAGCAATAGCTAAAGAACTACCTTTAGGAATTTTATAATCTATAAGTTTCACAGCCTCCTTAAATAGATTATAAGTATATCTGTTAAACATCTTAATAGCATGATCACGAGACTCAACTTCAGCACTCATGTTACTATCAACACAAATATGAAATTGAGGTTCATAAGCACTATCATAATTTTCATTGTCGATCAAATAACCGATATTCCAAATCTTATAATAGCGAGCTTTTTCATTGTTACCATCAAAGAACTCAATTGGAATATTATGAGCATAAATATAATACTGAATTTTCAAAAGAGTTTGATAGAATACAAACTGATTACCACTAGTAACAGGAATAAACTCGCCAGTAGCATCAAGAATGAAATTAATATTGGTATTAAGCCAATCAACTTCATCCTTAGATAAATTAGCAACAGTCCGAGATTCTGTAACTATATATGGTTTATCAGGAGCATCTGTTCTAACAACAGACGGAATTGAAACACCATTTATTACAATAGGTTTATACTTCTCAGTTGTAATAGCAAGTGCAGATAATTCTTCTTCAGCTTTAGAAGGAAAACTATCAACAGGAATGTCTTGTTTAATTTCCTCTTTTTCTTTAAAAGGATTTGTATCTTCCATTATATGTAATTAATCGTTAGATTCATAATCACGAACTCCGTAAGCATTAGCATTAAACGGAATGTTCTTATCTGTACGTTCATAAAACTTAATGGCAAGCATTTTACCGATAAATTCATTCTTATGACTAAGAATATAATCACTTGTCATAGTATTATCGATATTGCCATTATAAATAGCTGTAGGCTTAACTTCAAATGTTTCAGCATTTAAATCATTCTTACATTTGAACTTAGCATAATTATAAACTACCTCATGACCATCAACAATTTTAGTTATAGGATCAACGAGAATATCTAAACATAAACATTCAGTCTCTTCACATTGTTTAGCTTTCATCATAGTTTGTGGACGAGAACCGAATTTATATTCTGCAATCTTAGAGCGAACAACACAACCCTCATAACCGGCTGCAATACAACGATCTCTATAAGCTTCAACATCAGAATCACCTTTGATGTTAATAGAACATAATGAAACTATTTTAGCACTTTTAGTAACATCATGTTCTTCAGGTTTAAACTGAACATAAATAGCATCTGAATTTGAAGATGTAGCATTTAACCAAGCTTTATTCAAAATATCTCTACGAAGATGATAACGATCTCTATTAGAAACATCAGGAATACTAAGATCAAAATTAACAAATTGAAGATATTTATGAAGAGGATTCTTAGGATTACGTGCAGCACCACCAATAGTAGTATTCTTTTGATCTTTAATATAAAGCTCACCATCAAAAGTAATATTTCTATAATTGGGAGTACAATAAACATAAGTCATAAAAGCATCTTCAATATGTTTTACATTATAACGAAGACCTTCTTTACTACGAATAACAACCTCATAAGTAGTACCAAATAAACCGTTATCAACAGCTTCATACTTGATAGTACAACGTACCCCATTAATCTTAGGATCAGCAAAAGCACCATTAGAATAATCAAAAATGCCAGTTTTCCACTTTTGACACTTCATAGGTTTATCAACATTGTTTGCATCAGTAGCAAATTTAGGAATAACGTTATCTAGTAGATCATGAAGTTGATTAGCACTCTCATACATATCACTAGTAACACCATACATTTCTGCCGTCTTGTATCCTCGATCGATTTTACGCTTGATTTGGCTCTTATAAGAAGTCTTTGTTGAAGCCGATACAATTACCTGTCCGACATCTGAAAGTCGCTCAAACAAGCCGTATGACACCCTCTCGTGGCTTCCGTCAGTTTCAATTCTCCAAAACACAATACGCCCCAGTGCATCACGCTTGTAAAGAGTAGTAACGTTATCATCCCCATATACGGTTGCCATCTTCATCAACGTTATGCGATAAAACAATACAATGCGTAGGATTATTATATGCAATCAGCATACAATTCCAAGAATCACGAATAGTCTTATGAGGAGCATAAGCAATAGTTTTAAAGTTCTTATGACAGAAACATTGATAACTACCAGTTAATGCTTGTTTATTGTGAAGTTTACCTTGAACAACTTCAAAGAGAGTTTCAACAATCTTAAAGTCCTCATCAGACTTAATCTTAGTTTCGCCCATAAATGCACCTTCTTTAAAAGGATTAAAACCCCAAGTATGAACGAATTGATTTAGTTTAATTTGAGCATTTTGATAAGACATCTTACTCATAGCTTCACGAAGCTGTTTAACAGCATCAATAACAATATTATAATCAGTCTTATTCATAGGATATAAGAAGTACCTAGTACCATCACCTAAAGCTCTAAGAGGAACCCCCTCACATAATAGCCGTTGTGCATCAGGGCACAACTCCTCCTTTTTTACCATTTACGATCTCATTTAAATACATATTAACAAACTTTTTCTTAACGAAGTTGTAATCTGTAATACGAACTAAATCTGTAGGATCTTTAGCACTATAACCTTTAGTCATGAATAAAGTAATAAAGCCATAATTCTTTTCATATTCGATAGCGGAAGTAAGACCAGTATTATCAGTGTCAAGCATAACATAAACTTGAATCCTAGTAGTCTTTCGTAAAACATCAACAATATCATCAGGAAGTTTAGCAGTTTCACTTGCAATCACATAAACTCCAACATCATTAATTCTCAACTCTCTCAGTATTCGTAACATTAATAATTTATCCTTTTGAGACTTAACAATCAACTTATAATTAGTATCAATTAAAGTCTCAAGATTTTCAAGAGGACACTTATTATTAGTAATGAAACGATTAGCCGTATGCTTATTTCTAAATGGAAAATAGAGTTTAATACAACCATCATTAACTTGATATTCATAACAAGGATCATGACGAGTATAGTAATATGGATTACTAACACCATCAATCTTAAAAGATTCAACAGCTTTCACGTATTTATCTACGAGATCATTAGTAACACCAAATTGATTATAATACCTATAATCATAAAAAGTCATTTTACGATTTACAGTTGTAATAACACGAAATTCATTATTGATAATCTTATTCTGAGCTTGATATACACGATTAACATAAGGTGAATCATTAAGAACATCAGAAGCATATTCGATGATATTAGAACATATTTCAACGAAGTCTTTATTGTTAGTACAATTCTTTTTAAGAACTAGACCAACAATTTCAAATACATCACCACGATAACGATAATCAGCAAAATCACGAAATATCAGCTTATTACCATACCATTTAAAACTAACTGAAGGATTAGGATCATAACGAAGAGGATTAGAGATTTTATAATTGCGTAAACAAATACAATTATTTATCTCTGTTTCAGGAACATTAAGAAAAACAGAATAAATATGTACTTGATCAAGTGTATTCAAAATATAATCCTTATCACTTGTACTCCACATATTTACATCTTTTGTAGCATTTACAATCCCCAGTAGGGAACACGGTGAGGTCACGTGCGAAGCGTTAGCAACACTATGCACAAAACCAATAGACACAAAAAAAGAGGATAGATTGCTCTATCCTCTTCAAAAGTCTAAGTTACATCTTAATATTTACCCGGAGTACCACCGTTACCAGCATAACGATTCTTTAAAGCATTAATTGCATCAGCATTAACGCCTTGACCGGAACCGTAATCCATAGCAACGCCAGCTTCAGCGGCTGCACCAGCAGGTTTCTCGTTTTTATCAGCATCTTTAGAGAGTTCAACAGTCTCACCCGGAAGAATCTCAATTGAAGGTTTTTTGCCATTAATAACACGTTCAACATAACCTTGACC